CTCTCCGTTAAAGTTGCAAATTATGCTGTTAATTCTCTACAATTAAAATTTGTGTAGCCAAATAATTTTATGGTGTCAACAATAGGTCCATGTGTTATTACAATAGGAATTTCATCTGTTTTCATCTTAGTTGTGATTTTTGTTAGATTACAAATGACAAACATTTGTTTTGTTTTTGTCATATTTGCCTTCTTACCTCTATCATAATCAAATATTATCTCTCCAGCCAAACGGCTAGAAGCTAAATTAATTATGATACCATTTGTTTGTTTCAATATCTTTAACACATTCTCGTTTTTACAATCCGGTGTAATTAACCCTGCAATTATCATACCAGTTGCCCCTAATGGAGCTGATACTTCAAAAGATATCTTGGCTTTCCCTGTTATGTATGTATAATTATTAGCCATTAGTGTAAAATCAAGATTCCCACCTAAAGCTGGCATTAAACCATACATGTAAACAATTGCATTTTGGTCAGTAGACTCAATTTTTGCAACATCAATTACTTTGCTGTATGTTAAACATGGGTCTAAACATTTAAAATTAATATCTTTAAACGTTTGTGTCTCAGTTTTAATATCTGTCATTTTATTATTATAGAAAATTTTGAATCGGAGTGATTTAGTGACATTGAGTCAATATGTGGATTTATGCATCCCTGCAAATCAATTAGGTTGATCAATCCTCATTCAAGAGAATGAAAATGTTGCCTGGTTAAAACATGTTTTGAGGAATTACATTCCTCAGTAAGTCAATTCGCCATAAGCTTTTATAATAATTTTCATCAATTGGTTGCTTTTTGCTACTCACCATATTCAAACCATTATATTGCATATGCTTAATAAGATTCTCAGGTCTACTTTTAATAAAAATTAGTAAGAAATAAGTGCAAGAAGCAATAAACTCATAATCAAGAGTTCTCCCTTCTTGGTCGTAATAAGCAATACATATAGCAATCATTCGTTCTATGTTGTACATTGTTAAATGTTTGGACAACATATTTGACATACTTTGTTGATATTGTATTATCCTATTTCTCAAAGGTAAATCAGTGGAGTCTTTAAAGACATTGCCTGTAATCTTGCAAAACCTGTACAAAACATTGTGAGTAACTGTTATCCCATCAGATAACAAATGACAAAATTCAAAAATTTCACCCTTATATGGGCTCACTATTTGTGTTTTTGTCTTGTATTTAATCTTTTCATAAATTTCAGAAAAAATTGTTTTACTATCAATAATTGAAAATTCATTGCATGAATCATCTCCTTTAAAAATTGCTTGAATGCAATTGTCCATATCATAATTCATCATTGTCATAACCATTGTGGTTATTATATTCCACAATAATGTGAAAGGGTGTCCAGCGGTATTTGCAAAAATTGTTTTTAGAGAGTAGTTTTTTCCTTCTATCTTACATTTTATTTGGGTTTGATACAAGAAATAAGCTTGATCTCTAGGGTAATAAAGCCTTAAAAGAATAGCGATGACAATTTGAATAATTCCCAGAGATCTGGAAGCATCCATTGTTTCAAAATCAGTTAAAACAAGTTGTGTTTTCCTATTCAAAACTATTTTGCTAACAAAATCTTGGAAATGAAATTCATCATCACAATAAACTACAATTTGATACTTGTCTTTTAACAAGTAATCTAACATAGCAGTACATGCTGATGCATTGAACATTTGAGCTAATTGTATCATTGGCGGAGATGGTATAGTCGTTTGACCACACTTTCCTGTCGTCACACCACGCATATCTGAAGTAAATTTCATTTGATCTTTGACTATTGAAATTCCACACTTAGCTTGCCAAGTTGAGTCATTTAACAGTTTGCCATATTTTGATCTATTAGAATCTATTTTTGCCATCATTTTGCTTGAAATACAATTCAAAATATCATAATCAGCTTGTTTTTGAATCTTAAATTGTTTTTCATAATCAATAAAAACACCAAAGAACTCATCAACCACATAGTTCACTTCATTTTCACTTAGCTCAATAGAGCTACCAGAAACTGAACATCTATTTAACACAGCTTCTAAATCAAAAATAGCATCTGCACTGCTTTGCTTAACTACTAAATTGTGAGGAATGAAGCATGCAACTGGATCACGAACAGTGCTGTGCAATCTAATCTCAGATGACATTTTGAAAGAGACATTTATTTTATTTTTTAAAGACAATGGTCTTACTTCAGCAATATCTCTGATATTCATATTTGTAAAATTTGAATTATGCTGAATGAGTTTATTCAAACCAACACCCAAATCAATCATATCTATGGTTGGAACCAATCTTATAGAGAATTCAGAATCATTTATGTTTTCACATAAAAATTTTTTCTCTAAAGGTTCATGGTGAACAATCACCCAGTTAACAGAAAATGGAATTCTTTGAGCTTCACATAGATAATCTGCATTTTTTACAAAATCATAATTCACTTGAGTGCCTATTTTATGTGCTTCAATTGTTTTAATTGATACAGTTTTAGACCCCAGCAGCTCTCCTGCCCAAACATTTAGATTGTGTATTTTTTTGTCAACTTTAAGGAAACTTTCATTAACCATTAATCTTCTATAACTCTCTATTGCCTTTTTGCTAATCAAATTAATATCTTTTGATCTAGTTAATGCAACAATCATATGGTGTTTATGCTTTATAGATGAAATTTCATCTAAATGGATAACTATATTTGATCTAGCACCTTGACTCTCATGAATTGTGTTTACCAAAACATTCTGTAAACTTTTATTTATTATTGCATCTTTAGTCTTTTGTTTGAATGGCATTACCAAAGTTTCGCTAATTCTGGGTATGGAGATAAAATCAATCAAATTGACATTTTCATCAAATTGTATTAACTGGCCTATTTTACTATTGCTAGTTGTATAATGCTTAGGATAGATTTTCATTCTTTTTAATTCGGTCATTATCCCTCTTGGAATGGTAAAGCTGTTAGGTTGTTCATATATATTAAAATAATTATAAAAATCAGCATTATCAAAAACATTGCACATTTCATATGAAAACTCTTTAATAGGCATTATTTGCATTGGATCTCCATACATATTTACAATAGTCGCTTTACAGGCATTTGCAATACCCATTATATTTCCGAAAGTGTGCAAAAAACATTCATCAATGTGAAGCATCACATCATGGTAATCATCAAACATATGTGTTTGTATATATTTGATTATTTGAATGCTAGTCAAAACAATATAGTTTTGCTCTTTTAATCCTAAATTTCCTATTTTATCATTTAGCTCATCTTTTGCTTTGACAGTCATTGCACTAACAAAATGAAAACTTTTTGGGAATTTTTGGATTTTTTCAATTATTTGTTGAGATTTACCACAACCTGCGGGTCCTGTATTTAAGTTCATGTCCATTGGTTGGTAATTCTTTGTCAAGGTTCCACATATCGCATTTACCTCTTTGTTTAAGTTCATAAAATGCTTTTGCTGATTTTTACCATCTACTCTTACAAGAGAAGAAGAAAATAATTCAATATGCTTATTAATTAGTTCGATTTTAATTATCGATTGTTTTGCTTTAATAAGCTTATTTTGGAAATCACCTATAGCTTGATCTTCAACAATTAATTCTTCCTGACCAACAAAATAATTTGTTAATGGTTGACTATCATTTTTACATGAATCGACTAAAGAATACTCATTTAAAAACTCTGGATTTTCACATAACTCATCAGAGTGGGTTTTCATCACTTCAGCTGAATACACATGCCTGTTAAAAATAATCAAGATTGCTTTCCTGCAATCATCCTTTTCATTAAGAAATAGATATTTGCCGGTTGACGGCTCATCTGATGCCTTGATAATATGAGATTTTATTTTAAAATCACATAAATAATCACTGCAGTCATCTGCATTACATAACCTAAAAACATCCTTAGTATAGTCAATACAACAATCGTTTTTGATGAAAGAATCACAAGCCATTTTCCCGCAAGCATTTATGGTTGTTTGAGGGTTATACAATTTTGTAATTTTATAGACAATTCCTTCTTGATTCTTGCTAATCGACGACATTTTCATTTTAGGTTTACAATCACATTGCTTGAAATCACTTGATAGCATTCCTTTATTTATCTTTAACATTTTAACTTGCCAATTGACATAAGGTTCCACTATTAAAAACAATTTATAATTTATGTGATATTTACTAATCATTTTTTTTTGTTCATCAAAAGTCAATAACTCCCATGGTTTTCTTAAAATTACTATCCTTACAGTATCCATGATCTTAGTTTTTATAAGATCTTTTAACGAAAATTTATTGTTCATAAACAAATCTTTAATTGTGGAACACAAATTTTTACCAACTATATTATCTCTGCCATCATGGTATTGTGAGACAACTAAGTCATCTTCGGCTTGTGGAACATTTGCGAACACATCTGTTATAAATATCTTTGTATCATCACTGACCTCTAAATATGTGTCTTCAATCTCTATAACACATTTGTCTGCATCTTTTTTTGTAAATCGACTGGTTAAATAGCAATCGTTTTTATAAAAGGTTGGCTCATACTTTTGGTTTTTAAAATTTTCATAGTTTTTATTATATAATGAATAATCATCTTCATTATTTTCATTAACCCATGACTTTGGGAATGAGTCAATTAAAAATTGTGTAAATTTAACATTATCACCACTTATTCTTGACTCCCTGCAAAGGAAAAATTTCGGATCAATGTGCTCGATTTTCTTGTTGTAATCGCTCAAAATAACAACTTGCATCCATTCAAAAGCTTTATAACACGAAAATTTATGACATCGATTACAAATCACATCTTTCATAATTGTTGTGCATTTCTGAGAATTTAAAAATCTTTTAATTATTTCAACCTCTTCACTTTCTAAGAAATAATCGTTTTTACAGATTGCATTTGCAATTCTATAGTTATTGATTTTATCAACCCCCGAAACTTCTGAAAATTTTGATGCTATTGCATCTTTTAAACTATTTACCCCACTACTTAACAATAACTTGTCATAAGAACCTTTAACATTCCTTAGTAAGTAATTATCATTTTCACCAAAAATATAACGTTTCAAATTTTTGAAAATTGTAGATGGTAGCTCTAGTAGGAAAACAAAAATTTTTTTGTAAAAACTTACGTCAATATTTAAGCCAACTAAGAATATTTTTATAGCATTTTCAAATTCTGTTTGAACCACATTAATATTGCACATATTGTAAAAAAGAACTGTTAATAATAAGTCATTAAATTCGATTGTGCTTTTATCAATTCCTTCAATTACTGTGTTATCTCCAATAACTAACCCAGTAGATATCAATTTATATTTATTTGCAATATCCTTTATACTTTCATTCTCAAAAGAGTTTGTGATTAATTTATAAAAAATATCAGATCTCAAGCAAGAATGTCTGCATTTTTTTAAAGCCTCCTCTATTCTCCCTTCACTTTCATTTAAAAGATTGTCTCCTGTGAACAAAGAAGTCCATTGTACAATTCTCACCGATGATCTTAAAATGCCATTAGGTAAATGCCAAGGTATGTCTTGTTTCAAATTTATGTTAATAGAATACATTACACCATAGACATAAGATGATGCATTTTTTTCAAACGTCCAGGTAAAGAATTTGTCCCCAACATTTATTATTCTTGTTACATACCACTGCATAACTTTCTTTGAGCTTATAGGGTATGGTCTACTTTTGGTAACACCATCTGTGTTTAAAAAATGCATAACATAATCGTTTTTATAATTCGCATATCTATATTTCCAATCTGTAGCGTGTTCTTTTATCATTTTTTCTGTGAAGTCTTTTCCTCTCAAGAAAAAATTTTCATCAGTTAAACCTGATTCATTATTTAATTTGATAAGCTGGTAAACCCTATCTTCTGACATAATTTCACCTGGGTCATAACATAATTCTGGTGGTAACCATCCAAAGAAATTACAATGATTAATATTTGTACCCACCATAATCTTAGCCATTTCAAAAGGCGTTATATTGGGCACAATATCCACTAAAAGCAACTCTGGTGATCTAAGCCTGTTTTCCTTTAGTCTGTCATAATATCTATCAGGATAAATAAGAATGTCATTTTTATTTCTCATTCTAGGTGTAAAGAAATTATTCGATGATATACCAGGTTGAAGATTTTCTTCTCTTAATTTTTCAACTGCTTCAACATTAGACTCGTGATTAAAAGTTTTGAAGAATTTTTTCTTATGATTCTCCACTATACTATTCATTTTTTTGCTTTGATGGATTTGTTCGGTAGTTTGAATGCTACTAACATTCAAAGAACAAATTGCAAAGTCATAGGTATTCGTATATGGCTCCAAACTAATTTTTTTTCGTCTACGATATATATCTTCATGTTCGAAATCTAAATATATAGATATCATATCATGGAAAAATCTTTTTTCAAAATTGAAATTTGGGTTAAACGTAACCATTAAATTTTTGCTGATTTTTAAGATCCTAAACTCTCTGGTTAACATAACTTTTCTGACGGCAGCAGCTTTCGAATGTTCCGACTGCACGCCTGAAAAACTTATGTTAGGACCGAAAGTTTTTGAACAAAAATCAGCCATCAACTCAACTGTTGAATCAACTCTTATTTGAGTTCGTTGTTGGTTGATGAGCGTTTCATTATTAAAAACAGAATGCAGTACTTCATTCTGTGCGCGTAATAGCGGACTATTATAAACAGAAAAATAGTTTATTTTTGGTACAACATGTGCGGATGACATATTGTATGCTA